CGGCAGTCCCCGTGTGACGCCTCAAACGAACCGGGGTCGCGCCCGTCGTCACCACGCGCGCGACGCGATGCGACGACGCGACGCGACACGACGAGCTCGAGCCGCGATGCGCGCGCCGGCGCCCAGGTTGCAGTGGCGACACGCGGCCTCGAGGCGACAGCAGCCCGACCCGCGGCGGTGACGGTGCAGGCGCAGCGGCGGGACGTGGTCGATGGTGTCGGCCGGCGCACCGCACCGGCACACGGCAGCATGCCGGTGCAGGCGCGCCCGAGCCTGTCGGTAGTCAGGGTCACGGTAGGCGGAGCGGGCCACCGCCTACCGCCCGATCCTGATCCGGTGATGCTCGTGCGGGGGCAGCTCGAGCTGCACGGGGTGGGCACCCCCCCGTGCAGCCCGGCGGGCGGCCTGATGGTGGGCGTTGGCAGCCCGGCAGGCGGGGCAGTGACACGGGTCCACCCGGGACTGGTACCGCTGACGAGTCCCATGCGGCGGCAACGGGTACGACGTCCGACCGGCCATCGGACCCTGAGCGTACCGAACGGGTGCGCGCCGATCAGGGACGGCGCACGATGCCGAGCAACGCGCCGAGCGCGATGACGGCCAGCTCGACGACGACGAACCATGCCTGCGTCTCGGTCACGGTCACCCATCATCGCGCCTCGCTGATGGACGGCGGTTCGTTAGTCATCGTCGGCCTCGTCCAGTTCGTCGAGCATCCGCCACACGTCGGCCGACAGTTCGGCCGCCCGCGTCAGTAGCTCGTCGTCATCGTCACCGATGCGCGGGTCGGAGTAGCGGCACGTCCCGCACGTCGGGGAATCGGACGGCGGTTCATCCATCCGCAGCCGCCCAGTAGACCCCGCCCGTGGTGTGTTCGTCGTCGGGGGTCAGCTCGTCGCGGTGCAAGGTGACGTAGCGCCACGCGGTGTCACGGTCGGGCGCGGTCACGACGTACTCGCGGACGATGTGCGGATCGGCCACCTTGACGCGGTACCGGCGGTACCGGGAATTGAACGGCGGTTCGATACTCATCGGCCGATCACCACCACGGCCAGACCGAACGGCGGCCGGTCACCTTTCGCCGGGATGGTCCATCCCGGCCGGTCGAACCGTCGACGGCCGGCGAGAAAGTAGACCGCGACGGTGCCAGCCCGCCGGGGATGCTCGAGCATGTCCTGCCACCACCGTTGCTCGGTCCGATTGGCGGGCAGCAACATCACGATGGCCTCGCACCGCTCGCGCTCCTCGAGCGCTCGAGCGACCCACGCGCCGCACGCCGAGTACGGGGGATTAACCCACACCCGACCAGACCACGGCTCGGTCAGTCCATCGCGGCAGTAGCGCGGGGCGACGGTGTTGGCATCGGTGGCGGCAACGTCAAGGTCGACCGCGTCGAGCCCGGCGAGCGTCAGACATTCGGCCAACAGGTCGGGCGGGGTGCGTCGGTCGTCGACGTGCTCGAGCGGTCCGCGCCGGTCGAGCTGTTGGGGATGGTTGCGGGCGGTGAAACTCACGCGCCCCCCCGGGAATTGAACGGCGGTTCCATTCCCGGCTCAGGCATCGGCCGTCTCACGGTTGGCGCGGACGATTGCCTGTGCCACCTCGCGGCGGCGAGCTCGGGCGTCGTCGCCGCGGTGGTCGGTTGGCGTGCGGTGGTCGGGGCAGCGGATGTTGTGGTCCCACGGGTCGACGCGGGTGTCACATCCCGCTGCCATGCATTGATGCCATGTCATCGGGGCGAAGTGGTCGGGCCAGTGGGTGGCGCCCATGACTTCATCGTTACCCACCAGATCGCGCGCGCGTTCGATCATTGCTAGGCCCATCGCTCGCGCTCGGCGGCGGCGATCGCGTGGATCCGTTCGGCTCGGCGCAACAGGTCGGTGAGCACCTCGGGCACGTTCACGGCTGGCACGCCGACATGCACGAGGGCCTCGAGGGCGTCGACGACGAGTGCCGCTTCGCGGGCGACGACTCCGTAGCCGTCGTACATCTCGGCCCAGCCGGTCAGCTCGTCGGTGGTCACGCGCGCCTCTTGTTCACATAGTTCTGTTCTTAGGACTGTTCACCCCGCGCCAGCGCGGGGGGTTACCCCGCGCTGGCGCGGGGGGTCAACCGCGCTGGCGCGGGGGGTGTGGATAGTTCACCCCCCGCGCTGGCGCGGGGGGTGTGGATGACCGCGGCGAGCGGGAATCGGTACCTGGTGGCCTTGCCCCGCGGCACCTCGGCGGCCCAGATTCCGGCCTTCGTGCATGCCCTGGCGGAGCGGTACACGGTGTCTTCGTGGATGCCGAGCACGGCGCCGATGTCTCGCCATGACGGGCGGGCGACACCTTCGTCGCGGTTGTAGTAGGTCGACACGAGCACGGCCACGCCGCGCGCCGTGCTGGGCAGCTCGGAGTGCTTCACGGCCCATCGCGTGTAGGCGAGCACGGCGCCGAGCGACGGGTGAGGCGCGGACTCACTCAATGTCCGGCCCACCTTGGTCATGCCGCGGCGTTCTGATCTGCGGTGCACGTAGTACAAGCACACGTCGATCCCGCGTTGAGCCAGTGCAGCGGGACCCGTGTCTGCGCCGCCCACTGGAGCATCGTGCGGTGCGTGATGCCTTCGCCGCGCTCGGCCCGAGACACGGTCGTCTTGGTCACGCCGAGCAGTGCGCCGAGCTCGGCCTGAGTGAGCCCGGCGGCCTCGCGGGCCTTGCGGAGCCGGTCGGTCAGGGTCCACTCAGGAACTACAGGGGTGTCATTTATCGTCACGACGTGCACACTACGTCATTATGGCGCGGATGCCACGGATGGTCGACCAGTACCGCGCGGCGATGCGTCGGGAGGGACAGGCCCGGTCCACGATCGTGAAACGGCACGCCGAGCTGCGCTGGTGGCTCGGCCACATCGGGGAGCGTTGGACCGATGCGACCCGCCACGACGTGGACGACTGGCTCGATTCGCGTGATCTCGCCATGTCCACGCGGTACGTGGCGATCTCCAACCTGCACGCGTTCTACCTGTGGGCGCGCCGTGAGGAGCTGGTCGAGCACGACCCGACGGAGCTACTGCGGCGCCCGAAGGTGCATCGGCGCCTGCCGCGCCCGCTGCGGAGTGTCGACGTCGAGCTGTTGATCCACGGGGCGAACCCGCGGATGCAAGCGACGCTCGTCCTGATGTACGACGCGGGGTTGCGCTGCGATGAGGTCGCCCGGCTCGACTGGGACGACGTCGACCTGGCCGAGCAGACCGCGATCGTTCGCGGTAAGGGCGACCGCGACCGGCTCGTCGGCCTACCGCGGCGCCTGGTCATGGTGCTCGCTGCGCTCGACGAGACGATCGGCCCAGTGATCGCCCCCCGCGCGAGCGCCGGGGCGATCAGTCAGCGGGTGCGGTCCCACATGAAACGCCGCGGTGTCGCCGGGTCGGCGCACCGGCTCCGACACTCCTTCGCCACCCGGCTCCTGACGGCGACGCAGGACATCACCGCGGTACAGGTCGCGCTCGGCCACGCACTCCTGACCACGACACAGGTCTACGCCGCGGTCGACCCGACACGGGCCGTCGCGGCGGCCCGTCTACTCGACGATGCTCACCAGCCCACCCTGTTCTGACGGGTCACTCTGCAGGCGGATCGTCAGGGGGCCGGTCGCGGGGCAAGCGGCGGGGGGCGGCACTGTCGAACACGTTGGTCACGGCGCGCACGACGCGCAGACAGGCAATCGTGGCCAAGACGGCGCCGAGGGTGAACGCCGCGGCCACCGTGAGGTCATCCCACTGGACGCCGAGCACACGGCGCCCCCGCTACCGGATGCCTTGGTGGGTCAACAGGGCGTCGATGTCGGACTGCGCGTACGTCTCGACGGGGGCCGGGTCATACAGCCCGTAGGTCAACCCGGCGGTGTCCCAGCCGGGTGGGATGGCGGCAATCGTGGTGCCGTCCCACGCGTACACGGTCGGGTTGTCGCCACCTTTGATCAGTCGTGCCGGCATGTCGTCTCCAATCGGTGGCAGGGGTGACGGGGCCGGCGCGGTGCCGGCGCGGGCGAGGGCCTCGGCGCGCATGTCGGGCAGCGACCAGGTGCCCGAGCTGTTGACCGAACGGGGCCGCCACGGGCCTTGCACGGCGTCCGCGGTGGCGGGGTCGATCTTGCGGTCGGTGTAGCCGGAACCGTCGCCGAGGGCGTGGCTGGTGATGTCGTCGGGCCGGTTGGCGAGGGAGGCGTTCAGCGCGTTGGACAAGGCGAAGTAGGCGTCGACGAGCTGCACGCTCCACGGCCCGCCGATCCCGTCGTTGTTGACCTCGATGTTGACGAGCGCGGTGTTGCCGCAGTCGGTGGCACAGGTGCCGCGAGAGAACGTCATCGGGCCGCCCTTGCCGGAGCAGTTCGAGGCGCCCCCGGCGATCGGCCACACGTCACCGTTGCGGCCGAGGGTGATGTTGCCGACCGGGTTGTCAGGGTTGCCGCGCACCTGATAGTTGACGCACGCCTCGTCCGAGGTGCTCGTCGACGAGGCGGCGTGGTGCCACATCACCGCCAGCGGGGCGGCGGGGAAACCGCCCGAGCTGCGGGCGCGGCGTTCCCATCCGGCATTGGTATCGGTGACGCGCACGACGAGCCCGGCGTCGGCGGCGATGTCGGCCCACGGGTAGTACAGGTTGGCGCCGCTCATCGAAAGACGCCTTGGCGGCGACCCCAGATCAACAGCGCCGCGACGATGGCGATGAGCCGGCCCCGCTCGGCGTCGTCGAGGGCCTGCCACTCGGGAAACGCGTCGCCATGTTCGCGGCGCAGCTGATGCAGTCTGATGGCGACTTGTTCGGGGTCGGCCGGTTCGGTGCCCCACACGTCGTCGTCTTCGAGGTCGCCGAAGTCGCTCACGGCGTCACGTCGGGCGGCCAGTGAGCTTGTACGGCGGCGCCGATGTTGGCGTCGGTGATCACCGCTTCATCCCCGCCCGGGTTCGGGTTGCCGGCGGCCAACGCCGAGGCGTACTCGGCCTCGTAGTCGATCGCCACCGGCCACACCATGCGCACCCCTTCGGCGGGGTTGGTTTTCACCAGCCGGCCGTAGTCGGTGTCGCCGAACGTCGGGGACGCGTAGACCTCTTTAGAGACGGCAGCGACCACCCGGTTCACCAACGCCGGGTCGCGGGTCGAGTGGTCCAAGGTGTTGTACGACATGGGGTGTGTCCTCCCTAGGGGCCGAGACGGAGCACGACGAAACTGCCGTCGATGTACAGCGGCGCCGCCGAACCGTTGTAGAGATTCACCCGCAGCGTGCGGCCGGCGGGCAGTGAGTTGACACTGACGGCGAAACCGAGGTTCTGGCCGACCATCACGAACCCGGACACGTCGAGGGCGGCGCCGTTGTAGATGCTGACCTGTACCGGGCCGCCACCGACGACGGCCGACGTGTGGAACTTGGCGGTCATCGCGTAGGACCCGTCGCGGCTGGCGGGGATGGTCACCACCGACGAACCGGCGTTGTGGTAGTTGTCGGTGTCGAACGCCTCGGCGTCGAACGACCAGTCGGCCGATGCGCCGTTGGCGACGAGCTGGCCGGATTGTGTGAGCCCCACGCCGCGCATCGTGTTGACCCGTTCGACGACGGCATTCCCCCATGCCGACTCAATGAGCTCATCCGGTACGACGTTGCCGGGGGAGCCGTCGGGGTTGACGGCGGCGAACGGCACCGGCCCGAACGCCTCCGGCCCGGGCGCCCAGCGTTGCTGGTTCCATGTCGGGCGGGTCGCCGGGGTGATCGCCGGACGCAGGGCGACGGCGAGCTCATGCAACGCGGCGGCGACATCGGCCAAGGTGGCCGCGGTGTCGATCTCGGTGTCGGTCATCGGCGTTGCCTCCGGTTCATACGGCCACCGCCCACGTCGCACGATCCCAACGGGCCTGATCCCAGCGGCCACCGGGCGCGGCGTAGGGGGCAGCGACATCCAAGGTGAATCGGGCGAACCAGCGGCCGGTGGCGGTGATCGTGTGTTCCACCCCGGTGACGAACATCTCGACGTCGAACACCGCCCGGCCGTCGCGGGTCGTCAACCGGCACCGCAGACGGGTCGGTGTCTCCGGTGCCGCGGTGGCCATCAACTCGACGAGCGACCCGTCGCCGGGGTCACGGGCGGCGTCCAATGTGACGGCCTCGACTCGGGGCATCGTGGCCAGTCCGCGTGTCTCGAGGGCGCGCGTCGCGAGCAGCTCGAGGATGTCGGCGTCGGCGGTGACGAGATCGTCACGCACGAACGGCTCGGGGCCGATCGCGGCCGCGGCGGCCGGGTCGGACACCGCCCGGAACACCCCATCGGCCCGGCCCATCCGGGCATACGCGGTGACGTCACGGCGCCGGAAGGCGAGCTCCCACGTCGACGGGCACACATCGGCCGGCACCGCCGGAACCCACACCGCGGGCACCTCCGGGATCTTCGGTGTGATCGCGGCGGCGTTCGTCAGGGTCCAGGTGCGGCCCCGGGGGTCGACGTAGGTGGTGCCGGTGCCGGGGTAGTCGTCGGCGTCGAACCGCCAGATGACGGTTCCGGCGGCGGGGTCGAGCCCGGTACGCAGCTCGACGGAGTAGATCCGGCCGTTCCAGCGTTGCGCGGTGACGGCGGCCCGGATGTCGCCGATCGCGAGGACCGACGTCGAATCCCACGGTACGACCTTGGTGCCGGTCTGCGCGGTGCCGAGACGTTGCCAGATCCCGGCGGCGTCGCGCTGCCAGCGTTGCAGCACCGTTTGGGTGCCGGCGTTGTCGACACTGAAGGCCTGTTCCTCGTCGCCGAGCGTGATCGGGGTGATCGGGGTCAACAGCCGAGTGACCGCGTTGGCGTTCAACCCGGTGGCGGTCGACTGCCAGCGGTACTGTCCATCGGCCTGGTTGCGACCGGTCCAGAATGACCGTTGCCCCTCCGGGTCGAACTGTCCGGCGAGCGTTTGCCACAACGTGCCGGCGGTCGGCCCGCGATGCTTCGTCACCCAGCAGCATTGGGTGGGCGGGGGCGCCGGGTCGGGGGTGGTGACGACACCGACGGTGGGCGTGACGTAGCCGGGGACGGCGGGGACGGCGGGGATCCAGTAGCCGGGGGTGCCGGCGCCGACGTTGCCGATCGTCGCGGCGGGCGGGGTGTCGGGGAGGTAGGTCTGCCAGTCACGGGCCCGGAACGCGACGCGGCCGGCGAGGTCGCCGAACACGGTGCCCCCGGCCGATTCGGCGGCCTCGCCGATGAGGTCGACGGCGGCGGCGCCGAACTCGGTGCCCTGCAGCGCGATACCGGTCCGGTCGATGCTGCGGTAGGTGGTCGGCCAGCCCCCGGTGTCGAGGATGCGGGCGATGCGCACGTCGGCGGTTTCCCCGTCCCCGACGGCCACCTCGAGGGCCTCGAGTTGTTGGCGGCCGGCTTCGGTGAGGGCGTCGATCATGTTGCACGCCACGACGTCGGTGCCGTAGGGCTCGTAGACGGGGACGGCCTCGTCGATGTAGCCGCGGTAGATGACATGACGCCCGGCCGGGGTGGTGACCCCCCAACGCAGTTGGCGGCCGGGCCGCAACGTCAAGGTGGCCGGGTCGGCGGGGGCGGCGGTGAGGTCGGCCCATCCGTCGACGTTGCGGAACACGACATCGGAGGTGGCCGGCGAGAACCGGTCGATCATCCGTTCCCGACCGCGTGAGGCGTGGGCGTCGGTCACCTCACACGATCGGTCGGTCCATGTGGGTTCGGTGCCGGCCCAGCGGGCATCGGCGTGGTCCCAGCGGGACACGTCCCAGCGGGCCTGGCCGGCCGGGGCGCGGGTGTCGCCGATGCCGAGCTCGCACCACGGCGCCACCGGATACGCGGACAGCAGCGGACGCGGTTCGCTCATCGCAGCACGTTCCGAGCTCCGGCCAGACGCACCCCGTCACGCACCGCGATCCGTACGGTGCGGGTGACGTCGTAACGCGACCCGAGGATCGCCCCCCGGAAATCCAAGGTGACCGCGGTGGGGGCGGCGGCGGCGGCGACGGTGACGGGGAACACGACATCGGGGGTGAGCGGTGCGGCGGCGGCGACGCCCGGGCCGGCCCCAACGGCGGCCCGGGCCATCACGGCCGGCGCCGTCGGCGGCATCGACGAAAGGTTGATCCCGGAGCCGGCGTAGCCGGAGCCGCCGGTGGTGCCGCCGTGCGCGACGATCGACAGTTGCATCGTGCGGTTGCGGGCGAGGATCGTGAGCTTTCGTTCGACGTCGTCGATCTCCCCGTCATCGATGTCCAGCAACATCGCTTTCACTTCCGGGATCGACAGCCCGATCTGTTGGCCGAGCGTGATCACCTGTTCCTTCGCCGAGATGACGGATTGTTGGTAGTCGCGGGTTTTCTGGTCGGCGTCGGCGGCGCCGGTCGCGGCGGCGTCCCACGCCTCCCCGGCCTTGGTGCGCACGTCGTCGAACGCGTCCTGTACCGACAGGAACGCCGACTCATCCGACAAGACACCGGTGAGGGCAGCCCACTGGGCCTCGAGGTCGGCGGTACGGCGCGTCACGCGGTCGGTGGCGGCGGCCTGGTCGTCGAGGGAGCTGGCGGCGTCGTCGACGGCGGATCCGAACACGCCTTCCATCACCGCGGCGTTCTGTTTGCCGGCGGTGTTGTCGGCCTGGGCGTCGGTCAGGCCCTGCAGGATGGTGGCTTGTTCCTCGGCCGACAGGGTGGTGTGGGTGAGGGCGGTGGCGAAATCGCCGAACACCTGGTTGCCGCCGACCACCGCGGCGGCCCACTGGTCGGTGTTCACCGCGGCTTCGGCCAGCAGGGGGGCGATGTCGGCGGTGGCCTCCCCGAACAGGCCGAGTTTCTCGGCGCCGAGCGTGACGAGCGGCGACAGCTTCGAGAACGCCGACATCAGACCGCCGACGTCCTCGGCCGTCTTGTTCCGCCCGAGTGAGACTTGTACTTCTCCGATCTCGTCGAGGGCGTCGGCATAGTTGCTGGCGGCGTCGCCACCTTTGCGGTAGGCGTCGGTCAACAGTTCGGTCTGTTTGGCGGCGATCTCGGATGACTTGGCCCGCGATCCCATCGCCTCCGAGACGAGCTGGGTGGCGGCGGCCAATCCGAGCATCGGCCCGGCGACCATCGCCAGGTTGCCGAGTGAGATGTTGCCTTCGGTGGCGTACTCGGCGACCTGTCCCATCGCCATCGACAGATCACCCATCCCGGCGGTCAATGTCTGCATCGAGTTGCCCGACATGTTGGCGAGCACGGAGCGGGATTGGTCGGCGTCGCCGCGGACATCTTTCAGCTTGCCGGACAGGTTGCCGAGCCCCGATTCGATCCCCGCCGTCTGGACGTCGTCGACGCGTTTGATCGACGCGGCGAGCTCGTCGGCGTCGGCGGCGATGTCGTCGAAGGTGACCCCCATCCGGTTGAGATCGCCGATCGTCTCGGCGATCCCGTTGGCGCCCAATTTGGCGGCCATCTCCGGGCCCAACGCGGTGGCCAGGGCGTCGGCGGCCCGCTGCGCCTGCTTCAGTTCGGTTTCGGCGGCCGACGCCATCTGGTTGAGCATCTGGGCGGCCCGCTGCGACGCGGTGGCGGTGTCGGTCAACGCCGAGTCGACCTTGCGCAGCTCGGTGGTGACGGTGCGCGAGAAATCGCGGATCCCCGCCGAGCCGGCGGCCTGGTCGACGGTGATGCGGTAGTTCAGGTCCTTGCCGGGCATCGCTCACACCTCGAGGGTGTCGTCGTAGACGGCGGCGATGGCCCGTTCGATATCGGGGGCGGCCCGGGCGGCGGCGGCGTCCCACGTCCCACGACGCCCCTTCGCTGCCCGCGCCGACTTGCGGGGATGGCCGGGGATCCCCAACGCGCGGCCGCGGGCGCGCACCGGGCCGCGGCCGAACTCGCGGATCGACCACGGCCCGGGCGGGTGGGCGGTGACGTCGACGGTGACGGTCTGGGCGCCGGCGAACACCTTGGTGCGCGACGACAACGTGACCCCCATGCCGCGCAGGCGGGCGCCGGGGCCGGCGCGGATGCCGGCGTTGGTGGCGGTGCGGGCCACCTTGGCGAGCTCGCGTCCGACGGCCCGGTTGGCCTGTCTCATCGACTGCTCGAGCGCGGCGGTGTCGAGCGTCCCCGACTGCGACACGGACACCATGCCGGCCACGGCGTCACGCCGCGGCCTCGTCGGCGGCGAGCCCGGGTGGGACGTCGATCGCCGGGATCGACTTGTCGCCGAACACCACCCGCGAGGCGGCCGGGGTGCCGAACTGGATGTCGGGGGCCCGGTCGAACGGCCATGTCACCTGCGCCCGGTTGGCGGCGCGGCCACCGCCGATCGACACCGCCGAGAGTGTGACGACTCCGATGGCGGTGGGCGGGTCACCTGGGTTGGTGCCCATCCCGAAGTAGGCGTAGGCCTTCTTGCCGCGGTTCTCGTACAGGTAGGCGGCGAGTCCGACGGCGTTGGGATCCTGGTAGACGTCCATCGCCACGGCGAAGGTGTCCTCACCGGCGATCGTCACCACCTCCGGCAGATCACACCACGTCCCGTCGAGGTTCTCCGTCGTCGACTGCGGCGTCGATTGCAGGACCCCGGTGACCACTTGGCATTGGAAGTTGTCGGCGGCGGTGTCGTAGTCCGCCGCGGTGACGGTCGGCAACACGGCGCCCATCGGGGCTTGCCACGACGGGAGATAGCCGACGGCGGCGGTGTCGACGAGCTCGAACGCCAACACGCCGTTCTCGATGCGAAAGATCGTCTTGCTCATGATTCGGGTACCTCCGAGGTGTTGCACAGGGTTGGGCGCTCGACGACGACGTCGGCGAGCGTGACAAGCGATCTGAGACGGGGCCCGCCGACGTCGACGGTGCCGGGGTCGGCGGACACCGCGCCGCCGTCGAGCTCCCACACGACGTCCCACACGACATCGCCCACGACGTCGAGCATCCGGGATTGTTCGGCGTCGTCGCCGTCGACGATCGCCACGATCGGGAACGTCACGACGAACACCGGGGCGCCGTCCTCGGAGGCGAACCGGCGGGAGGCGACGTCGATGTAGACGCACGGCACCGGCAGCTCGTCAGGTGGTCGGGTGTCGAACATCGGCCACGGTTCGACAGCGGGTGTGAGCGCGGCGGTGAGCGTGGCGCGGGCCTCGGCGGTGATGGACGGGCGATCGTCGATCATGCCGGGGCCCACGCCGAACCGGGCCGGTACGGGTCGAGCATCGGGTAGTAGCCGGCCAGCACGTCCCGCGGGATCCGTAGGGCGCCTTGGTCGCCCCATGTGTCGGACACGTCGGACTCGGAATCTTTGAACCGGTAGACGCGCATTGCCGCGCCGAGCGCGGCGCGCCACACCGATTCCGGGATCGGGTCCAGCACGGGCGGGGTGGTGGCGTCGACGAGCGACACCGGCCGTAGGTAGTCGTCGACGCGTTCGTTGGCGACTGTGGTGCAGGCCGCGATGTAGTCGGCGTCCGGGTCGGTCGGCTGTTTGCGGAGCCGGGCCAGGACGTCGGCGATGTCGACGTACACCGGGGTCGCCATCGGCGGGCTATGACCTGCTCGAGCGGCCGGAGCTCGCGGCGGCGGCGACGGGCAGGGTGACGGCGATCTTGACGACGGCGGCCGGCAGAAACACCCCGGCCTCACCCATCCCCCAGATCGCCACGTTGGTGCCGAGCTTTTCGACGTCCTCGGCGGTCACGATGAACGGACCATCCTCGAACCATGCCGCGCCCTGATCGTTCGACACGATCAACACGTTGGTGGCCAGCCCGTGGGCCTCGGTCACCTCGAGCCCCGACACGTTGATCGACAGGGTTGATGCCGACGCCGTGCCGGCCACGTTCTGCGTGCCGTACTGCGGGGCCTGCAGCCACGCCTGACCGCCCAGCGCGGCGTACACGGCGGGGGATGCCAGGGCGGCGGTGGCCGGGCGGCCGGTGGCCCGCTTCACCGCGGCGGACGCCTCGAACAGGACGGCGCGCAGCCCCGACCCGTCGGTGTCGACACCCATGTCATAGGGCGGGCCGGCGGTGCCGGCGGCGACGAGCACCTCGTCGAATTCGTGCTCGGTGGTGACGCCGTAGGCCATCTGCAAGATGCGGTCATACAACGCCATGTACGACGGGCTCGAACGGCGCTGCAGTTGGAAACTGACGTCGGATCCACCGGCGAATGTCCGCAGTGTCGCCTGGCCCCGCTTGAACGACACTTTGACGCTGGTGATGGCGGTTTTCTCGACGGTTTGTTCGGCGACGATGGTGTGCAGGTCCCCGTCGTAGAACGGCCAGTAGATGTCCATGCCGGAATCCCCGGCACTGCGGGGCCCACCGAACGCGGTGATCCCCGGGCGTCCCTCGTCGACGATGCCGAACACCTCAGACAGCCACGTCGGCGGCATCACCCCGGGGTTGTCGGTGGTGAGCTGATCGGCGAGGGCGCGGCCGACGATCTGGGACAGCCGGCGCCGGTCGGTCCACGCCCGATAGCACGTCGCGAACGCCTGGGAGATCTCGGCGTTGGCGTCCGGGCGGCGTGAGCGGGCGGCCTCGACGAGCTCGCCGAACGATGAGTAGCGGGCCAGCGGCCCGCCGACCGGGGTGCGGCGTTGGGCGGGGGCGCCGCCGTAGCGGGCGAGCTCGCGGCGCACGATCTCGGCGACACCGGCCCGGCCGGCCGTGGCGTCCTCCCCAGGTTCCGGGTCGGCCGGGTCGGCGGCCTCGTCATCGTCGGGGTCGTCGGGGTCAGGTTCCTGCGGTGTGTCGGCGCGGGCGGCGGTGGCGAGGGCGCCGCGGTAGGCGCCGCGCCCGGGCGGCAACACGACGGCGACACCGGTCAGCGGGGCCGGGGCGGCGGCGGTGCGGGCGACGGTGCCGGACGCGCCGAGCGGGACGTCGGCCTCGAGCGACACGTCCACGTAGCCCATGACGCGGGCCGCTTCGTAAGCGCGGCGACCTTCCGGGGTGTTCATCAGGGTGAGGGTGGCGTACAGCCCGTCGGGGCGTTCCTCGAAACTGTTGGCCCGCCCGATCAGCAGCCGGTCGGGGTTCAACATGCCGGGCCCGCCACCGGCGGGGACGTGCCCGTCGAACAGCGGAACCCGGTCCTCGGGCACGAGCGAGCCGGGCGACCATGACTCGTCGTAGAACGTGCGGCCGTCGTCGGTGACCCGGGCGGCGACACCCCACGGCACGATGCACGCCACCAACGTGAGATCCCCGGCGTCGACGACATCGGCGCGGCCGACGTGGTGCAGCTCGACGGGTGCGGTGGCGGTGGCACGGGCGACGTGGTGACGGGTCATGGGACTACTCCTGATGGATCGGTCAGCGGGTTGATGGCGGGCGTCGGGCCGGACATGTCGGCGGGCGCGGGTGGCAGGGCTTCGGCGCGGCGCACCTCGTCGACGGTCAGCCAGCGGCCGACGCCGATCGAGTACGCGTTGTAACGGGCGGCGAGGTCGGTGCGCAGCAACACCGACGTATCGGCATGCACGGTCTGGCCGGCCGGGCGCAGCTGCGACCAGGCGGCCTCGATGCGGGTGAGGTACGACCCGAGTCCGAGCTTGAGCCACTTGGACAGTTCGCCTTCGGTCGTCGAGTAGGTCAGCGAGTCCCCAGCGCGCACGTTGACCAACGACGGCATGACGCCGAACGCCCGGGCCACCTCGGCGTTGGCGGCCTCGATCGACTCGACGAGTTGTGAGTCGACGGCGTTGGCGCCGATCGACTCCAGACGGCCGCCGCGGTCGATGACGGCGGGTTCGTGACGGCGGGCGAACGCGTCGAGCATGCCCTGTTTGGCGTCGGTCTTCTGGGTCGGCGACAGGGCGCCTTCGATGACGAGGGCGATCGACGGGAACCCGGCCTCCCAGAACGACCCGGCCATCTGCCATAGCGCGGCGAGGTACTCGAGCGCCCGGAAACACGCACCCATCGGCGAGGTGCCGAGGGTGCCGACGCGTTCGACGCGGAACGGGATCCACAGGGCGCCGCCGGGGCCGCCGTGGGGGGTGTAGCGGGTGCCCTGCCAGATGATGTGATCGAGGCGGCCGGACGGGTCGAAGATGCCGGCGGCGTCGGAGGCGTCGACGACACGGACCGCGGCGGCGTAGTCGTCGGCCAAGAACGCGGTCGGGACCAGCCAGCAGTAGCCGGGCCCGGTCAGGTTGTTGACGAGGCGGTGCAAGGTCTGCCAACGCGGCTCGAACGGGTCCGGTTGCACCACCACCGGCGGCTGGACGTCGGTCGGTAGGGCGCCGCGGTAGTTGACCAACGGCAGCTGGGCGATGGTGTCGGCGAGCAGCTCGCGGCACGCCACCACGATCGGCAGCTCGGCCGGTTGGAGATCGCCGAGTCGTTCGCGGCGGGCCTGGGCGTCGGAGATCAGTTTCTCGAGGCGGGCCAATCCGTCGTCACGGGTCGCGGCGGCGTCGGCGGCGGCGGCGCGGGCGGCCTTGCGGGACGGCACGGCGGGGATCCTGTGCCGGTAACGACGTCACATTCCAGCGTTGCCCGCACCCTTGGTACCACCCGGGCCCGTTTCGCGGCTCCTGCGGACACACAGCGGGTCAGGCGATGCTCGGAACGCGGCCCGTGGCCTCGCGCAGCGCCCACGTCGCCAACGTCGCGGCGATCAACGGGCCGGAGCCGGGTTGGCGCCGGTCGTACAGCCATGCGCCACCGGCACGGCGCCGACGCGCCGCGCCGAGCGCGGCGTCGAGATCGGCGTCCGGGCGATGCGCGACCCGGCCGGCCTTGACCACGGCGTCGTGGAACCCTCCGGCCGCCGCGGTCACATCGGCGGTGCGGGCCGGGATCAGACGGGTCGGGACGTCGGCGAGGTCGAACGCCAACGCGGCGGCCGGCCCCGACCCGTCCCACACCACCCCGAGCGGCGACCAACGCTCCGCCAGCTCGACGAGGCGCGGCGCGACCCACGGGCCGTGCGGGCGGTGCTCGACGAGCTCGACGACGACCCGCGTGCGGTCGCCTCCGGCGGCGACGATCGAACACATTGTGCGGTCCTCGTCGATCTCGACGGCGAACACGACCGGGTCGGCCAGGTCGACGTCATCGACGGCGCCGGCATGCCAGGCGTCGACGAGCTCGGAGTCGACGAGCGTCTCGGGCCACCACCCGAGGTACTCGCAGCGGAACGCGTCGGGGGTCATCACCTCGTGGTCGGCGCGCAGGGCGTCGATGTTGACGTGATGGCCGAGCCCGGGATGCGCGGCGTACCAGGTCGCCTCGTCGTCGGGGTCGGCGTCGAGCGGGGCGGAGTACTCGACGTAGGCGATGCGGTCGGTTCGCCCGGCGTCCGCCGCGGCGCGGCCCAAGTCACGCCAGCGGGCCAGCCACTGCGACGAGGCATCCCCGGCGGATGACACGATCCAGGTCTGGCCGCCGACGCCGGTGGCCTGGGTCGGGAACACGGCCCGCTCGAGCTCGTCGCCTTTGTCGAACGGGAGCTCGCGGGCCTCGTCGATGACGAGCAGGTTCGACGCCGCGGAGCGGATCGCTCTGGACGACGCGGCGACGAGACGGAACGTCGACGCCCCGAGCCCGGCCGACATGGCGATCGCCTCTTTGCCGTTGCCGCGCACGAGGTGGACGTGGGCGCGTAGCGGCGAGTCGTCGATCGCTTGGAACCAGTCGTCGCGCCACATCCGTGCCGCGGCGGTGGCGTGCGCCGAGGTGTAGAACGCGCGGCGGCGGGGGTGGCGGATGGTGGCCAGGCCGCGGGCCAGCATCAGCGCCGACTTGCCGGCGCGGCGCGGGGCGATGAGCACGACCCGCGAGTAGGCGGGCAGACCGTTGGGGAGACGTTCGCCGGACAGGTCAGCGACGTGGCGCTGCCACGGCACGAACGGGCGGCCGATGGCGCGGGCGAACGCGGCCTGCAGGGCGCCGTCAGTCGGGCGGTCGGTCCTCGGCGTCGACCAGGCCGGCGAGCAGGTCGTCGAGCGAGTGAGCGTCTGCATCGGGCCTCGTCTGGTCACGGAACGTCGTTACAACGTCGAGCATGGTGCGGTACAGGGCGTTGCGCACGAACGGCGACACGGCTTCGTCACGGCCGGCGGCGTCGGCGTCGTCGGCGACGACCCGGCCCAGGGCGATGACGGCCTCGTCGATCGGCTCGATCCGGCCCGTCGCCCGGGCCGCCCGCA